CGATGCCAAGGCCAGGGCCTACGCGGCGATGCTGGAATACCCGGCGTCGGCGTTCAGCCGGGCCAGCCTCGACGCGGCGGCGCGCAAATTCCGGTGGTTTCCGAGCTACGCCGAGGTCTGCGAGCATCTGGAGGCCGAGGTCGCCGCGGCCAAGGCCCAGCGCCACCAGCTGCGCCGCGCAATCGCGCTGCCGGCGGAGGGGTCGAGGCCGGTCGGGAAGTGGTCCGCGATGACCGACGAGCAGAAAGCCGAATTTGAGGCGACGATGGCCCGGTTCCGGTCCCGGTTCGCCTCAGATGCCTCGCGCGGCCCCGCGGATGGCTCAGGAAGCGCGGAAGCCCGCTGACCCTAGGCAGGGTAGCGGGCGACCGGCTTCCGGCGTTCCTAGGGCCGTTCTAGGCGGTTTCGGGCCGGAGGTGCCTAGGCAGGCGGCGGTAGGCGGTCCTGACCGCATCCGCCCACTCGTCGGCGGTCATCAGGTCGGTGTCCACGACGCACCGGCGCAGGAGGACGTCGCGCAGCGCCTCGGCGTCGAGGAGGCTGGCCTCGCCCATGGCGTCGCGGATGCGGGGGAGGCTCATCTCGGGGTGGACGCGCATCAGCCGCGGCTCCTCTCTGCCTCGGCGTCGATGCCTTCGTCGATTGCCATTTCCTCGGCGGTCATGGGCGCCTCGTCGGAGAACGGGTCGTAAGCGGGAACCGCGCCGGGAACCCAGTTCTTCGGGCTGCCAGCCCAGACGCGGCCGTTGTAGCTGATGTGGCCCCAGCGCTTGCCGTTCAGCTTGATGTACGCGACCGGCGTGCGCGAAGCGCCCTCGCCATTTGCGTCGCGAAACTCGATGAAGATCCGCGAGGCCATCGCCAGATCCGTGGCGATCTTCGTGCCTTGACCCTTGATGGTGACTTCGAGGCGGGCTTCGATGTTGTTCATGGTCGTCTCCGTGGGTTGGTTGATGCGTGGATACTGCGGGAAGGTTGCGGGGTTGAGGAGTGCGTTTCCTGCAACCCCGCTATGCGTCAGGCGAGCTCCCACTCAAAACCCTCGCCCGTGATCTTCGCGCAGCACGCGGGCAGCTCCGACTTGCGAACCGTGAACGACACCGCGCCGCCCAGGCGCTGCTTGGCGGCCTCGCTCGCGCAGCGAACGACCACCTCGGTGGCGGCGAAGTCGGAGGAGAGGATCTGGAAGTCGGCCATGTGGGCCTCCCTGGTTTGGCGCCTCGGCGCCGGTTTCGATGAAAGGAACATACACCGCCGGTGCAGGATGACCATTGCAAAGAACGCGGGGCGGTATGCGCTTGACGCATGGGTCGGGTAGCGGCATCATCGTGGCATGCCGAGCAAGTCGCCCGCACAGGCGCGCATGATGGCCGCCGCAGCGCATGATCCCAAGTTCGCCGCGAAAGTTGGCGTGCCGCAGAAGGTTGCGCGCGAGTTTAATCAGGCGGACAAGGGCAAGCGCCTGGCTGAGGCGATGAAGGCGATGCACCGGCGGCGCTCGATTGGCGCTGATGATACTTAACGCACAGTGAGCGTGGGTGCGTATGCCGAAGGGCGTGAAATACGGCGGCGGCAGCAGGAAGGGCATTCCGAACAAGTCGACCGCAAATGCCCGCGAGGCGATCGCTGCGTTCGTCGAAGCGCAAACGCCGCGGCTCCAGCAGCTGCTTGAGCGCATCGAGGCCGAGGAAGGGCCGCTCGCGGCGTTTCGCTGCGTCCAAGATCTGCTGGAGTACCATGTGCCGAAACTGCAACGCACCGAAGTGACGGGCGCGGACGGCGGTCCTCAGAAGATCATCTACGAATGGGGCGAGCCGACGTGACCGAAAACAAGTTAGTCGCGGTGCCGATCGACTTGAAGGAAGCGAATGCGTTCGTAAAATCGCATCATCGGCATCACAAGCCGGTGGTTGGTCACAAGTTCTCAATCGGCGCCTCTATCAACGAAAAAATAGTAGCGGTTGTGATTGTGGGAAGACCGATTTCCCGGCATCGCGATGACGGATGGACGCTGGAAGTGACCAGGCTTTGCAGTGATGGCACTCGTAACGCCTGCTCGTTTCTTTATGGAACCGCTGCTCGTGCGGCGTTTGCATTGGGATATCGAAAGATCGGCACATATATCTTGGCCCAAGAAAATGGGAGCAGCGTAAGGGCTGCAAACTGGAAACTGATTGGCGAACGAGGCGGAGGATCTTGGAAACGTTCTGGCAGGCTGCGGATTGACAAACATCCCCTGCAAAAAAAACTATTGTTTGAGATGACGGCATGACCGAGCTGCGCTCCGCGCGCGTTCGGATGCCGTACTCGCCGCGCAAGGCGTTCCTTCCGTTTCATCGCAGGACGCAGCGTTGGTCCTGCCTCGTGGCCCATCGCCGTGCCGGAAAGACCGTCGCCGCGATCAACGACCTGATCCGCGCCGCGATCACCGCGCAGAACCCGCACGCGCACTATGCTTACGTCGCGCCGTTCCGCAGTCAGGCGAAGAGCGTGGCCTGGGACTACCTCAAGCGGTACGCCGAGCCAGCGACCGCAGGCGTCAACGAGGCCGAGCTGCTGCTGACGACGCGCACCGGGGCGAAGATCCAGTTGTTCGGCGCGGACAACGCCGACGCGATGCGCGGCCTCGGGTTCGACGGCGTCTACTTGGACGAGTACGGCGACTTCCGCCCGAGCGTGTGGGGTAACGTCATCCGCCCGACGTTGTCGGACAAGCAGGGCTGGGCGGTGATCGGCGGCACGCCGAAGGGGCGCAACCAGTTCTACGAGGCGGTCGAGGCCGCGCAGCGCAGTCCCGACTGGTTCTTCCTGCGCCTGCGGGCCAGCGACAGCGGCATCCTGCCGGAGACCGAACTCCACGCACTGCGCGCGCAGCTGACGCAGGACCAGTACGACCAGGAATACGAATGCAGCTTCGACGCGGCGATCCTCGGGGCCTACTACGGCGTCGAAATGCGCGAGGCGCTCGACGCTGGCCGCATCCGATCGGTGCCGCACGACCCGGCGCTGCCGGTTTACACCGCGTGGGACATCGGCTGGCGCGACGACACGGCCATCTGGTGGTGGCAGGTCGCGGGTGGCGAGATCCACGTCATCGACCACCACGCCAGCAGCGGCTCGACCATCGCGGAGCTGGCCGAGATCGTCGCTGGCCGCCCGTATCGGTATGGCAAGCACTACCTGCCGCACGACGCGCGCGCCAAGACGCTGGCCTCGGGCGGGCGCAGCGTGGTCGAGCAGCTGGCCGCGCTGCTGGGCGGTATCGGGATGTTCAACATCGTGCCGGACCTCGGCGTGCAGGACGGCATCCAGGCCGTGCGCCTCATGCTGCCGCGCGTCTGGTTCGACGACGAGCGGTGCCACGACGGCATCGAGGCGCTGCGCCAGTACCAGCGCGAATACGACGAGGACAAGCGCGCCTTCCGCGCCGCGCCGAGGCACGATTGGACAAGCCACAGCGCGGACGCCTTCCGCATGATGGCGATCGCGTGGCGCGAGGAGCCTCGGGTCGAACCGCCGCGCAGTGATCGGCCTCTATTGATAGGGCCTGACAACTCGGCTACCCTCAATGACATGTGGGCTGCGGCCGCAGCCCGATCTCGGAGCGCACGAATATGACGGATGCCGAGTACCACGCCGCGATGGGCGAGTTTGCCGGGCATATGCTCTGCACCGCCGTCGCCGCGCATTTCATGCACTGGTCGACCGACAGCTACGCCGCGCACAAGGCCGTCGGCGAGTACTACGAGGCGATCCCTGGCCTCGTGGACACGGTCGTCGAGAGCTACCAAGGCTGCTATGGCCTCGTCGGCAAGTTCGTCGCTCGCATGGACAATCCGCGCGGCAAGGGCGTCGAGGCGATGGTCGCCTACTTCCGCGACCAGAAGGACTACGTTGAGAAGGCGCGCAAGAAGCTGCCCGATCGCAGCGAGCTGCAGAACGACATCGACGCCATCGCGTCGCTGATCGACAGCACGCTCTACAAGCTCCGTTTCCTGTCCTGAGGAGGCCCA